ATGCCTATTTGGTCAGATTTTTTCAAGTTATTCACTTACGCCAGTGAAAAAGATGCATTGGCGAGAAGAAGGGACAAAAAGGAGCTTTCGGGTGCCGGTGTCTCACAGGCCGATGCCCTGCAAATTGGTGGAGAATTCGCTGGCGGTGGTGGTCCCAGCGGCATGGTCAATCTACGTCAAACCTATGACATGATTGACACTACGAGTCTTAACAATCGCACCATGCGATATAAAGAATACGAAAGACTCAGAAACGTCCCAGAAATTGAAATGGCTCTTACCGTAATGGCCGACGAAGCATGTTTGGCTGGCGATACTCCTGTAGCAACACCTTTCGGATACTTCACCTTAGAATGGCTCGCCAAGAACAAAAAAGATGAACGATTCTTGGTTTACTGCTACGACTTCCAGAAGAAAGACTACTCACTAGGTTGGGCATTTAACCCACGTTTGGTCAAGAAGGCCAAGACGGTCGAAATCATTTTTGATAATGGTCAAAAGCTGACTGCGACACCAGATCACAGAATTCTCAAGCGTAATGGAACGTGGACAACCTGTGGAGAGTTGTCTTTTGGCGACGAACTTATGCCTTTCTATCGTCTGCCTGCCAATCAAGCACTAACCAAACTGAAGACGGGTCAATACCCAAGAATATACACACACAACAAAGGTTGGATTCACGAACGACAATTTGTTGAGGATTGGAAATCTGGAAAAACTTCTGAGGAGTTTGAAAAGGCCAACAAAGTTGTTCGTATGGTTGCTGCCGATTTGTCTGTTCGCCAAATAGCGAAGACATTAGGACATGATTGGAAGACAGCCGATAGCTGGATGCGGAAACAAGGATTCTCTCTAAAAGAAGTTAAATCGCTTGCCCAGAACAGGGATTCCCGCAGAGTTGTAGGGATCATAGAAGGACCAGAGATTGATGTATACGATTTGTCTGTAGAGAAGCATATGTGTTTTGCTACGGATTCTGCTATCGTACACAATTGTCAGAAAAATGAAGATGGCGACATATTCAAAATCGAGTGCAAAAACGAAGAAGTTGTAAAAGAGCTTAACTTCACAATGAAGCATCGCAAGATGCTAAATCTCAACGAACACTCTTGGAAGTGGTTTAAGAACCTACTTATCAACGGCGACTGGTTCTTAGAATACGTTATCAATCCAGATAAGCCATCTGACGGCATTTTGAAACTTATTCCTTTGCCGCCAGAAACAATGTATCGCATCGAAACTATTCGAGGCAAGTTGGTAGAGTATCAGCAATCAAAAGAAGGCCCAGATTATAAAGCAATTACTTCTGGCCCTGTAATAGACCAGACAGAATCTGAACTTAACCAATCTGTGGCTATTCGATTTGCTGCCACTCAAATTTGCCACATGAGAATTGGTGATGATAGAAAGACATTCTATCCTTATGGTCAATCGCTTATTGAACCGGCCCGTTCGCCTGCCCACCAACTTCGGTTGATGGAAGATGCGATGGTGGTGTATCGTTTGACTCGTGCCCCAGAAAGAAGAGTATTCTACATTGACGTGGGGCAATTGCCGCCATTTAAGGCAGAAGCATTCTTGGATCGTTTGAAGGATCAATTCCGCAAGCGAAAAGTTGCAAATAACAAGGGTGTGCCGGGAGCCAATCAGGTTGAAGAAAGATGGCAACCACCGGCAGCGGACGAGGATTACTGGATTCCTATTCGTCCGAATGCCAATACTCGTATTGAGACATTGCCCGGTGCCCAAAACTTGGGCGAAATTGACGACGCAATTTATTTCCGTAATAAATTGTTCACAGCATTGAACTTCCCGAAGAATTATCTTTCCAATGAAGATACCAATGCTACGAGAATTACTTTGTCTGCTCAGGACGTTAAGTTTGCCCGCATGATTGAAAGATTGCAAGGGCATTTTGAAAATGGCCTGATGGAGATTGCCGAAAGACACCTTCAATTAAGAGGTTTTCCAGAAGAGTCTTATGAAGACCTAAAGATCAAGATGACCCCGCCATCTGATTGGCGTGAGTTGTCCAGAAACGAAGTCATCACTGCTCGATATGCAAATGCAGGCACACTCAAGAGCGGTCAGTTAATGTCCGATTATGACATTTACAGATTGATATTGAAGTTCTCGGAAGACGAAATTGAAGAGATGTTGGCACGCTTGAAGCTACAGAAGTTGGAAGATTTGAAGCTACAAATTGTGGCACAAAACCCAGCAATTTTGGGTGTTGGTATTCCCGGCCAAGAGCAACCGGGTCAAGAATTGGGAGCCGAAGCTGGTGGTCCTGCTCCGCAACTATCACCCGATATGGGCGGAATGCCGCCTGCCGGTGGGCCTCCGATGGGTGCCCCGCCGCCAGCCGCAGACGCACCAGATACGCCACCAATGGATGGAAATCCACCACCGGCCCCAGAAGGGCAACAACCACCACAAGGTCAAGAACTCGAAGACCCAAGCGAAGACGACATAAAGAAATTCGATTTGGAAATTCAAGATTATTCTTCCGAGCAAGACCATGAGGACCGTGATCGCAGCGTAGGAGACTAATGATCGGATATAGACAATTATCGCACTTCTCTATGAAAAACAAAGCCTTGCTGGGTATTTCCGGCAAGGCTGGTTGTTATTCTTGTTGTAAAGTATTTCCTGCGAATGAAATTAAGGAATATACAGATGAAGGCGAAACGGCATTATGCCCTTACTGTTCTGTGGATTCAGTAGTGGGAGACGCTTCGGGGTATATTATCTCCGAAGAGAATCTGGAAACTGCTCGAAAATATTGGTTTTAGTACCAAGGACCAGCGTTCTCTATCTTTTCGTTGACTTTTTGCAATTGATGCAAAACAACCCAGATCGCTAAACCTATCAAGGCTGACGAAAAGGACATTTCCAACAAAGCAACAAAGACGATCAAAATAGGCAGAGCCATTGGAAGGTATTTGCCTATTTTTTCATAGAGGCCGCAGCACTCGTCGCACTTACAACCATTTGTATCTTTTTTGAATAATTTCATTCTTCCTCATCTTCCATTCTAGAATGGAAATACTTTAGTATTTCTTGGTGCATTCCTGTTTTATCAGTTGCCCACTCGTAGACATTATTTACCAATTTAATGTCAGTTTTTGGATCGTAGTCAAAATTCAAAATAATATCGTGGCGATCCATGTAGCCTCTATTCTTCAAGCTACCGTGCCATAAGTGGTGAATATCAACTGGAATGTAGTCCAAGACAGGCTTCTTCTTTTTCAATTCAGCACACCAATCCAACATATCAGACTTCATGTGTTCGGTGAACTTGGCAGCAAAACCATGTATATCCCAAGAATCGAGATAGCAATCGACCAAGAAAGTATCTCCGCTACCTACGATATTCTTGTCATAAATTCCAATATCTTCAAACACTTCTCTTCTGGCAGACCAAGCAAATCCGGGGACAGAAAAAGGTAATTCTTTTCGACGGCGACGTTCGAGCCAGTTTTTATGAATTACCTTTTGCCAAATCACACTTTGAATAGCCATTATTTTAGTGCCATCGTAGTGCAACATTCCTTTAGGCATGTAATGCACTTTTTTGAATAGCTGAACAATATTGGCTTTTTGCAGTCGGTCAACAGCTTGCTTGGCCCAATCTTCGGCAGAAAAAAGAACGTCGCAATCTAGCCAACCGAAATAATCACAATCGGGCGGTAATTTGGAGATGCCGTAATTTATCAGCCTCTCTTTTTGCCACATCACACTATTACTTCTTAATCGGTGAACACCCTCACCGAGCGGGATTTGAAACTCGTCGTTGTTGAAAGCACACTCGACGGTAATTAGCGGAACGCCCTGTCTTCGCAGTTGATCCGCAAAAATATGATAGTTCGATAGCAGCGATTTGAATTTAGCTGGGTTAAAGAACACGGTAATGGCGCAGAAACGGTTCATCTAGCTCCTTCTGAATGGCATTTGGACACACTCTCAGAGTGTATATATCTTACAGAATAAGCAAAATGAAAATATTATCTTGCGAGATAAAATTATGGCATTTCTCCACTAGCAGCGTCCGCTGTATTAGGTGCCAAAACGTCCCCACCCATGCTGTCGGGGGACTTACTAAATGACGACTTGTTGAGTTCATCAGCGTTCATCTGGTCGAGGATGGCGTTAATTTTGTCGTCGTTAAGTTTGCGTAAAAGTTCGATGGTCTTACTTTTATGTGTAGAGAGCGCTCTAGCAAGGGCTGCGGAAATCGGAGCAATGTCGCCACCAACGACCGGATTGCGATCAATCCCTCCGGTAAAACCGTGGTCGTCGTCTGAATTGTTCTCTCGATAAGAGACGTAATGCCTAAATGACAACAATTTTTTCTCCTTTTTCGTCGGTTTCTGCATACTTATATACATGCGACAAATGATTTTTAGTAACGCTCAGGGACAATTAACGAAATTGGCTGATAAATATTACAGGCCAGTTAATATATAGATGGAGCAATGGTTCATTTGAAGGTAAATCTTTTTGGCTCGAACCGAATGGCTCTAGCTAAGCATAGTCAAACCAGTATACAGGGAGTTCATCGAATATGAAAAGAAAACTTATAAGTTTTGAAGCCTTCGGCAAACTTCAAGAAGGTTCGCTCTCTCGTGCAGAAGAAGAATTGATAGCAGCAGAAGACGTTCTAGGGAAGACTTTAGGCGTTGATGTTGAATTATTCTGCTACAGCGAGAACGATGTAACATACAAAACACCAGATGGCACGTTTATTCACGCTGTTTACAAGCTAGAAAACGACCAAGTAATTCTTGAAAACATTGAAGAATTGGTAATTGAGGAAGAATCGGGCAAAAAAGCAGCACACGGTATCGTGACCCAAATGGTAGACGCCATTTTGGAAAACAACGACGCCAAAGCAAACTCCCTATTCGATGAATATTTCAATTCTCCGGTTGTCAAGCGTGAGTTGGTAAGCGAAGGCTTCAAAGTAAGCGTTTCCAAGCCAACCGGCAAGTTCTCTCCGCTTCGTCACAAGAAGCAAAGCCGCACATTAGTTGCCAAGAGAACCCGTGAAAGACTCAAGACATTGAAGAAATTGTCCCCCAGCAAGAAAGCAGAGATCGCTCGTAAGAGAGGCGTTGCTTCTAAGAAGCTCGGCGGCAGCAAGAATCCACGTTGGCGCACATACGCTCGTAAAGTCAAGAACATGAACGAGTGGAATGTAATGTGCGAGAATGTAATTGATTACCTAGATTACAAGGAATTTGGTCCTGTATTCAAGGATTCCGCAGTACGCACCGATGATCGTGGCAATGTTACTGACGTAGCAATTCCAACTCTCAGCAAGAGAAATGAAGGCAAGATTCTTTCCTTCAATTGGAAGACTTTGGATCACGAAGTTAAGGTTCTCCGTAGCGGTTCCAAGAAGGTAAATGAAGACCAAGTTTTCGTTCGTGCAATGGCAGATTTGAAGCGTTACAACAACATTTCTGACAATTCTGCCCTAGAAGAAACCCTCGAAGCAATTGTTTCGAGATGGCCGAACGTACTTTATCTAACACAAGACGAATTGGCACAACAAATTGCAGAAGCCCTTTCAATGGCTAATGCTACCAATTTCGATGATGACACATGCACGTTCATGGCAGAAGCCATTCTAAGAACTGCACACCACGCTTATACAGATCGTGTTAAGAAGATTGCCACTGTAGCTGGCGTCGGACACGACATTACTAGCGAATGCAAAGAATGCAAAGACGCTTATTTGGAGTTCAAGGCTGTTGCAGACAAGTTCTACAAACAGCTTGATGAATCTGATAACGCTGATTTGAGAGTATTCTCTGATCTTTACAAGGCTTTGCACGAAATCCACAAGATTGCTATCGAGAGCGGCGATGAAGTAACCAAGGTAGAAACAGCCGACTTTATGTCTGACTGCGAAGCCATTCTAAATCGTGAATCTCAGCCTAACCTCAGCTTGGCCGAACAAATTGTAAATTACTTGCAAGAGTTGATTGAAGCTAATGTTGATGGTGCGGCAGAAGATTGGGATGTTTCCAACACTACACATAACACTGTAAATGGCGACCACCCAAGAATGAATTGGGCTGCAAAGCAACACGATGCAGTACCAAGCAATCACACTGGTGATTGGGGTAGCGAAGCTCCTGTAAGCGACGGCAAGTCCTTCAAGAACAACTTGGATGACGAAATGAGAAACCGTAGCTGGGGCAATATCGGTGGTGAAGGCACCTATCCTTCGTTGAAGAATCCTTACGTTCCTGAGCCATTCGGTGATTACACCATGAAGGGCGAAAAGGGTGCTGATAAGGACGGAGATGATGATTGGAGCCGTTGGCAGTCTAGCGACACATGGCCGAACTTGAAGAATCCGTATGTACCGGGAGAAGCTGGTGGCACAGGTGGCACCGGCTACAAGATGAAGTCCGATAACTTAATTGTTGACAAATAAGGAGCCTAATGAACAGCAGAGATATGTTACTCATTGACTGCTGCTCCGATGGCGGCTTTGTCTTGAATCTCAACGAGTCAACCGATAAGGGGACAACGAAATTCAGGGGCAAGTTCCAAGAAGCAGAAGCCAAAAATAAAAACAACAGAATTTACCCCTACTCCATCCTTGATGAGAACGTCAAGAAATTGTCGCCAATCATCAAGGCCCGTGGTCTAGTAGGTGAATTAGATCACCCGACAGATAGCGTTATTCACTTCGAGAAAGCATCTCACATTGTCACAAATGTGTGGTGGGAAGGAAATAACCTGATGGGTGAGGGAGAAATTTTGAACACACCAGCAGGCCGTATCCTCAAGGCTCTATTAAACGATGGAGTTCGAGTAGGTATTAGCAGCCGTGGTGTAGGGAATGGAAGAGAAGAGAACGGTGTCTTTGTCATTGGCGAAAGCTACAAACTTATTACGTTCGATGCTGTAGCCGACCCAAGCACACATGCTGCTTTTCAGGAGAAAGTAGTAGGTCACAAAGAAAATGTAATCCACACAAGTGATTTTAGTAATTCTTCTACTAAAAATGAAGGTAGAAGTATAAATAAGGTAAATAAAGAAGCTCTTATCGCTTGTTTGGGTGGAATCATAGAACAACAAACTAGCAACATTAAAGCGAGGTTAGGCTAATGGATAATAAAATTGTAGAAGCACTAAAAAAGCTATTACCTGAATCTGAAATCAATGAGGTTGCAGGCTCGGTTGAAAAGATGTTGGAGCAGGCCAAGGCCACTCTCGAAAAAGAATACAACGAGAAACTTGAAGAAGCCTATTCCGAGCTTTCTAATGAACTAGCTGAAGCCGAAAAGACAGCAGAGAAGGGTTACGAAGAAGCATATGCAATCATTGCTGATTTGCGTAACCGTCTTGAGGTACAAGGCGAAGAGTACAATGCACAACTTCAGGAAGGCTATGAAGAAGCCTATCAGATGTTGAAGGCAGAGCGTGAGAAGAACAACCAACTTGAAGTTGAGATGTACGAAGAGTACGACAAGAAACTTCAAGAAATGAAGGACTACATTGTTGACAAGGTAGACCAGTTCTTGCAATTCAAGGGTCAAGAAATCTACGAGCAAGCTCGTCGTGAAGTATTGAACGACCCACGCATGGCAGAACACAAGGTCGCTTTGGACAAGATTGTGGAAGTAACTTCTAGCTATCTCACAGACGCTGACTTCAACGTAGTAACAAGCTCGAAGTTGGAAGCTGTTTCCAAGCAGATGGAAGAGATGAAGGGTCAACTCAAGATTATGGAAGCCCGCAACATCCGTCTTTCCACAGAAAATACAAAGCTCAACGAGTGGAAGCGTCAAGCCGAAGCCGTAATTACAGAAGCTACAAAGACCACAGCCGAAGACAAGAAGGCTAAGGTCATTACAGAACAGAAAGAAAAGATCGAAAAAGCGAAGAATGCAACGGGGAGAGGACACGTCGCTGAGGATACCGAAGTTATAGCGGAATATAACACGGGAAGCAGCGAGATGGATCAACTTTTGGTCCTATCTGGATTAAAGACACAATAAGCGATTCTAACTATCAAAGGATAAAAAAATATGAACGCAAATGCTAGATTTCTTAATGAAGCAAAGCAGTTAGAAACTCGCTGGGCAAAGACTGGTCTTTTGAACAACATCGAAGATAAATACGTCCGCTCTGCCACAGCAGTTCTTCTCGAAAACCAAAGACTGGTAAATGAAGCCAGCACAGATACGAGCGATATTGCTCAGTTCAAGAGAATTTCGATTCCTCTTGTCCGTCGTATCTACCCACAACTTATTGCGAACAAGATCGTATCTGTTCAGCCATTGTTGGGTCCAACAGGTTTGGTGTACTACCTCCGCTTCCGTTACAGCAGCAACAAGGGCGCAACCCGTGGTGCTGACAACAACGGCGGATTCCCCGGCGATGACGCCAACAGCTTGATGCAACGTGCTGATGGTACAGCCAACTTGGATATTTGGTACACACACCAATTCATCCAAGGCGAAGCTACTTCGGTAGACGATGGTGCTGACGTATCGGCAACGTATGCTCCGCTCGAACACACACCAATCTTGGCCGGTACTGTAACTGGTACTGTCTATGATGGTTCCACAGCAGTTCAAACATTCGTTGTTTCCTCCGCAGGTGCTTTCACCTTCGCAGATGTAGGTGCCCCTGTAAACAAGGCAACAGCAGGCTCTTTGAACAACAACACTGGCGAACTCAGCTTGACATGGAATAACGCCCCCGGCGCTAACCACGTTGTAATCAATTATGAGTACAACATGGAATGTCAGCAAGATTTGCCTGAGATTAACTTGGTCGTAGAATCGGAAGATATTACAGCCAAGACCCGTAAGCTCAAGGCCGTATGGAGCTATGAAGCTCAGCAAGACCTACGTTCCCAACACAACTTGGACGCAGAAGCTGAACTCACAGCAGTATTGGCTCAGGAAATCAACCTTGAAATCGACCGTGAAGTATTGGGCGACCTTCGTGACAATGCCGGTACGGTAACAGCTTGGGACTTCAACACAAGCCTTGGCGAAACGATTAAGGAAAAGTATGAGTCGTTGTATGTGAAGTTGGTAGAAGTATCTGCCGTAATTCACCGTAAGACTCTCCGTGGTGGTGCTAATTGGGTCGTAACAAGCCCAGAAGTAGCATCCATGTTCGAGACAGCCACAGCAGGCTTCGCACCTGCTCCAAGCGAGACTTTCACAAACTCCTTGGGTATTCAGTATGTTGGTACTGTCAACAACAGATGGAGACTGTACAAAGACCCACTATTCCCAAGCAATCAGTTGCTCATGGGTTACAAGGGCGATACCTACCTCGATTCGGGCTACTTCTACTGTCCATATGTACCGTTGACACAAACTCCGGTTGTATTGGACCCAGAGAGCTTCTGCCCACGCAAGGGTATCCTCACACGCTATGGCAAGAAGTTGCTGCGTGAAGGTGCTAAGTTCTACGCTCGTATGAGCATCGCAAACTTCATCATTTGACGGAAAGCCTTGCTAGACAAGGACTTACGACAAATATAAAATAAAGAAGCCCGGTCAGAAATGGCCGGGCTTCTTGTTTTCACAGATTAGTTAACCAAGAACAACACACTCAAGTCGTTTAAGTTCTTCTATATTTAAACCAAGAGTGATAACATCCTCATCGAACATGATCGTGTATGTCATTTGATGTTCGTTAGCATAATCAATAGCCGCCTGTTGCTTTAACTGCACATTTATGGAATCTTTTTCTTTCCATGTTTTTGTTTCGATGATATGGACTATAGGATCACCAAAATACTTTACCAGAAAATCTGGAAAATACAAATGTTGTGATCCATCCTCTTTGTTGTAAGGGATCGACAAACACTCATAATCATACCATTCAACAGATTCGTGATTGTCCAAAAAGTAGTGCAGTTGTAATTCAAGACTTGATAAAAACCTCGGATTAGATTTTTTACATTTATTGGCGTTGTAGCGACCACGACAATTTGATTGAAATCCTCCGTTCCAACGTCCTTCTTGAATTCTTTTGGAAACAGTCTCACGCTGCTTTTTATTCCATTCCTCTGGGCGTGTGATGCCCTTCATTGGACCACCAGACTCCCAGCTTTCTTTGAGCCACTGAGGGCAATTCTCACGGAGATAGTCTTTCATTTCAGGAAGGTGATTATAATGTTCGACTCCATAATTTTCATACATTGTCTTTGCCATTTTTGCACGAACTTCGGGAATCATTACAACATTTGTAACGCCATATCGTTCTAATACGGTCTTTTGCATTTTAGCTTTTACTTCTTTGTTTTGAAGTGGAACGTGTGTGCCATATTTTTCTATAAGAACAGCTTGTTGTTTGGCTTTAATTTCATCATTTTGCATAGGATGATCTGAGCCATACTTTTTACGATTAGTTTTGCGACGTTTAGCAACAATTTCTTTTACGGCTTCTTCTGTACCAAACATTTTTTCCACACGGGCTACAATATTTTCTTTTGTATTCAGAGCTATTGAAGTTCCATATCGTTCAAGATTAGTCTTTTTTATTTTTTCTTGAACTTCTTTGCGTTTCGCTGGATTGTTGTTTTTAAGCCAGCATGGTCGGCAGATATGTTTGCCTTCATTACTTTCAAAGTTCTTTTGAGCATCTTTGTACTTCAAAGTATGTTCTTTGCCACAACAATCGTATTTAATTTTGATAAGCGTAGTGGTTTTGACGGTTTTTGGAATTTCAGAAAGAAACATGAAAATCTCCTGTTAGTTAAATTTAATGTACGATTTATTATAGCATTCAATCAACAAATTTCAAGATAATTTTGAAATTATTTTGCCCTTGAAGGCGTTCCTAGATCACGGTATATTTGATCTAAAAATAATCAATACTTTGAATAATCTTCGACCAATGCCCCGGCCAAAGATGGCGTGGTTCTTCTTTAATACTTGATCGTTTCTCATTTTATATCAGATTTTACGGTTTGGGGATCGGTAGGGTGTTTCTTACGGTCAAGCATTTTTACCGCATTTTGGAGCCGAAAGCCCCCGGCGTAGGCGGGGGCTATTGGTTGGAGCAGAAGCCGCTCCCCTTTAGGGGAGCGGTAGTTCACGTCCTTTCGGTTGAGTATAAAGTCATTATAAAGTATATCGGCAAAAAGGGCAAATAACTTTAGCTCAGATTGACCGAGCCAGAAATTCGTTTACAATTTGTCTGGCCCTTACGGAGAAAACAATGCAAATCGACTACGAAATCAAGCTGGGTTTTGATGACGTTCTTATTCGCCCCAAACGATCTAAAATGGCAAGCCGCAAACTGGTTGATTTAACCCGAACTTACACGGGAATGAATAGTAAACAAGAAATATCCGGCGTTCCAATTATTGCCGCCAACATGGATACAGTCGGAACGCTGTCGATGGCGAAAGAATTGGCTGCAAACAAAATGTTTACCTGTTTGCACAAATTTTACGAGTTGGAAAAATTGATTTACTTTTGGGAAGAAAACCCTGCTGCAAAATACACGTTTTACACAACCGGGATTTTGGAAGACGATATAAACAAGCTGAAAAAGATTCGAGAAAGTGGCGTTAATATCAGAAATATTTGCGTCGATGTGGCCAATGGGTACACCGAGTTCTTCCAAAATAAAGTAAAAGAAATTCGGGAATTATTCCCAGATTCAATTGTCATGGCCGGAAACGTCGTAACTCCTGAAATGGTGCAGGAATTACTGCTGTCTGGGGCTGCGGATATTGTAAAAATCGGTATTGGGCCGGGCAGCGTGTGTAATACCCGGATTGTTACTGGTGTGGGTTATCCACAACTTAGTGCCATTATTGAATGTGCTGACGCCGCTCATGGCCTCGGCGGGCTTGTTTGTGCTGATGGTGGTTGCAAAACTCCCGGTGATGTAGCCAAAGCATTTGCTGCTGGTGCGGACTTTGTTATGCTTGGAGGCATGTTCGCCGGGTGTGATGAATGCGAAGGTGAATGGACAGAAAAAGACGGCAAGAAATACCTCAAGTTTTACGGCATGAGCAGCAAAGAGGCTATGGATAAATATAGTGGCGGTATTTCAGACTACAGAGCTTCTGAGGGCGACTGCATAACAGTACCCTACAAAAGCCCTGTTCGAGAAGTCGTTCAGTACATCTTGGGTGGTTTAAGATCAACCTGTGCCTATGTAGGGGCAAGCAAGCTCAAGGATTTGAGCAAATGCACCACCTTTGTGCGATGTACTTCGATCAAATAACTATTTCTGCACAATAGCTTCGAGACGGCGAGAAATACCTTCTTGCATGTCTTTAGCCGCCAAATTGTAGCCATCGGCATACTCTTGGGTTCTATTGAAAGCTCGTGGTCTACGACCATTGAGATTGTCCCTGTAGCCATTTAAGAAGTCTTCGCTTACTCGCATTGTCATCAGACAAGGCTTGGAATTCAAAGATTCCTTGATGGCTTCGGGGTCTTCTATGATGCTACTGTTTAGTTTCAGTGGCTTATCAGCCGCTGGGTAACGTGGGCAACCAGAATACATATCATGGTTAAGATCATAACTGATCCCTTTAACCTCTGTATCGTGTTTGCTGCCGTAGCAACCAATAGCGAACCCTACCATAGCAGATAGGCATAAGAGCAAATACTTATTCATGTTACCTCATTTCGGGTGGATACCGTTTAATTCCCTTTTTACGATCAGAATTTCCCAAACTCCATCCTTGACGATAATCGTCGCTTGCGAGCCAACGAACCGGGCCGAGCCATGTCCCGTTATAGCCGTCCCAATATCCTCGCATAAAAGTGGTAGATGGGCGGACAGGAGGCGTAGGAGGCGTAGTAGGTGTAGATGGTTGTTCTGGGGTAACTGGCTTAACTGGCTCTGTAAATATTTTTTCCTGAGACGGTTTATAGTCCATCACGGGAGCCAGCGGCGAGGCCGAATTGTGTCTCATATAGAGATAAAAGCCGCAAAGCCCCAAAAGAATAAGGCATGTAACTAGCCATGTTTTATCTTTCATTTTTCCCTCCTGTGGAGTCCTGATCCTCTACCTTATATACTCGACAAAAACAAAAACTTTCCCAAAAAGCATTGATCGGAGGAAGAAAAATTGGACAATGAGTGTTATGGAAATAGGCGAAACAGTTAATCTGTTACACGGCGATGGCACTGTTTTTCAGGCCAAAATCGTCAGGTTGGATAGGGGGCAATACGTCTTGGAAGCTCCCGGTATCCCTATTCCACTTTATCTTTCGGAAAAAGTTTTGTTGAGAATTATCGCCAATGCCAGAGAAAAACTTAGTGCCTGAAATAAAGAAAGAGCTTGACGAGTACAAAAAGTTTGCCTTCAACAAAAACCTGATGGCGCTCGCTCTAGCACTGATTTTGGCTGCGGTCGTTCAAAAGTTTGTAACGGCCATTTCTGAATCTCTCTTGATGCCTATCATCAATTATTTCGTAAGTGCAACCAATACTGGTAACTGGCGAAATATGATTCTCTCCCCCGTTGATGGTATGAATTTGGAAATTGGCAAGCTCTGTGCGGCTGGCTTGGAATTCACGATCACAACGATTGTGCTTTATGTAATCTATTCCAAAATCGTCAAACGATTCCATCCAGATGCAGAAATTCAAGTCAATAAAGACTTAATGGTACTCTCGCCACCCAATGGTGCCAAGTAAACCATCCGAGCCAGTCGTTACTTGAGCAGCTAATACCAATATATCGGAAGTCCCCGCAACATCTGCGGCCACAATCATTGAAGAGAATATTTCTTGATTGACGGTCTGCTTGGTGTTACCAGAAGCTCCATACCCACTGTGGATCGCATATCCACCGCTCACCGTCCCGGTCGCAGCCAAGTCATACTCTGCAAAACTGTTGGTTACGGGATTCCAAGAAGCCGCAGTGCCTCCGGTAATAGTTGGATTTAACAATAAAGCCCAATGGAAGTTGGAATTGCCTGTATTCAAAATATCAACCGAGAAATTGCTTAACAAAGCCCGATTATACGCCGATTGCAGTCTCACCATCACAAGAGGAGTTAATGATGTAGGAATGGTTTTGGTAACTATCCCTCGACCAACGCTGAAAGAAACGCCATTAAGTGCGTAGCCACCCTCAGACACAACAGATGCACAAATGTGGTCCATGTAGGTAGAGGAAGCTGTTGCAGATGTATTTTCTATCTCATATCTGCAAGGCAAACTAGGATTGGAAATATACACATTGGTTTCGATATTAGCATGAACCATTTCATGTACATAATATAGCTTGCCATTTATGCTGAATCCAAATCTTACTCTACCAACTCCAAGCCATTGGAAATCAATTACAAATATTTGAGTTTTGGACATATCCAAAGTTATTCCAGAATCCCCTGTACCATCCATTTTGTCGATGTTCCAAGAGCTTTGAGCAACGGCTGTATCTTCGGCAGAACCGCTTGTGTAACTTCTTCTAACGACCCTCAAGGCAGTTCCATTTTGTTCAAAAAACAAGCCATTTTGAGCATCAAAAAACCCTATTCGTTGTCGAACACCAGTTTTGATGTTGCCCATCACCCCTGTCATTTTGACCAAAAATGATTTGCCCGGCTGATAGGGAATATACATTCTGCTTTGACGGATCACTTTGTCGCCAGATGAGGTTGATACCGTCATGCGTGTGGCTGCAAGATTTGGATAGTGTGTGCTTGATACGCTTCCGGTCAGAGATTCGACCCATTGAAGTGGCCGTTTATCATAGAGTTGCTTGGAGTCAAAAAGAGTGAAAGGCTCGGAGACTCGGAGGCGACCAAAAGCATCTATGGACGCATCAGACGTAGCCAAATTATTGGCCAATCTAACGGGAAAAGGATTTGCATCACTAACTTGAATAGCCGTGCCAGTGTCGCCGTATTCTATCTTCATTTGTTGGTGTTTTACACCAGCAATAGAATCCGCAGCAATTGTATCGCCTTTGGTTTTATTTTTGTTAATTACGACATTTTGAGCCATTATTCCCCTTTATCCCAATCAGGATATTCTTCTTTATTTATCTCTGCAAGTAGGTTTTGATTACAGACTGTAATAGGCGACAAAATAGCAGATTTGCCAGACTTGCCGGGAATAAATTTTGTTGGAACATATTCCTCTTTCCTGCAAACGTATTCTGCTTCGTCGTCCAAAATATAATCGCTTAGTAGAAGTAGCATAATTTATTTATGGTGCAGAACTCTAAATAAATCATGCTGAAATTCAAAGACTATGTATTGATAAAAGAGGGCGGCTTCGTCGCAGACGACAAAGCAGAGGAAGGGAAAAGCAAACCCAAGAAGCCTCAAGTCCGGGGACCATCTAGCGTTACGGTATCCGGTGTGGCCGGTGGTCCCGGTGGAGCGGCCCCCGCAGGCGGTGCAGGAGTAGCTGCACCCGCAGCCCCGGCGACACCACCACGTTAATCATTTAATGAATCCGTCACAATATTCAAAATCATTGACAACAAAACAGAAGTCTAGCATAAAATCACCAAATTCGCCGGGCCTGACTTCCATAGACTTGACAAAAGCATCGTCAAAATAAGCTAACATTTTCATTGGATTAGAAGAAAAAACGCTTCCGCAAAATCTTTTATTCAGATTTGGTTCATAAGAGAAGTGTGCCAAGAAACTTTTGGCTCCCTCATTCCTTTCAAAGTCTTCGTATGAAGCACTGAAATCTGTCATGTATGTTCTGCCGGGAATATACATGGAATTCTTCGATCCGATGGAATGAATCATCTGTGAGTCTTGCTCAACTCTAGGCAAAACAAGATAGTTAATTCTGCCGAACGGAGCTATTTGATTGCCTATCTTATCAAATAGTTGGAGCATGTAGTAATTTTCTTGGTATTTCGCCATGCGTCATTATAGAGCTTGAAAATATTCAAAGCAATGAATAAATATCTGTAGTCGTTCACATGGAGGAAACATGAACAACAACAATTCTGTAGGCATAATCGTAGTAGGAATCTTAGGATTCATTGCCATCGTAATCGCTGGGAAGTGGCTCTTGGATGACAACCATTGCAAAAATGGTCACTGTCCTCCTAGCAGACAAATGGCCCCACAGTACCCAAATCAGTACCCAAATCGGCCATGCCCACCACAACGCCCAAATCACAATGAAGGCGTAAACATCAACATTCAGGCACCACCGGCTCATTTCCACAACAAGAATGAGTTCTGGTTCGGATACCGTGATGGATATAACGGTCTACCTGTCCGTGATAATTGTCCAGAGTATTTGTCTGGTTATCAGATGGGTGTAAGGGATCGCCGTGCCGGTTGTCACGATTATTTTGATCGTCACTGCCCAAGCGGATTCCAATTGAGAGTACCGGGCTTCCGCCTAGACATTCGCTAATTGTAAACAGCTAAATTAGACAAAAACTGCTCCGTGCAGGCTTCCCAAGTATACTTAGATGCTAAGTCTTGGCAGGCTTGTACGGAGCTTGTGTTTAGTGCCACATCAATTGCAGTGCGAAGATCGTTATCACAGCAACCAACACCCGGAATGCCCCCAATAATATCTACCGGCCCCTCTACAGGGTTGGGAACAGTTGAGCCGAAATCTGGGGAAATCTATGGAAACCTCAAGGAAAATCTCCCAAAATCCCTGATTTTTAGACCAGAAAATCAGGGTTGACCCTCTATATAGAGATATGCTCGTAGTGGAACGACACCATATCGTCGGAAATGACACGATCATCCGGCTCTGCTCAAACTCAAAGGAACTGTACAATGGTTCTTTTTGAGGCGGCGAAAGTCCCAAGAATCGAATACATCACCGTTCAATATCAATTCTTTGGTCGGAAGTTCCTGATCTTTGATAGCAGACAAGAACTTTTCGATCTTTTTGGCCTGACAAACTTCACTGCCAAGATGTAAGTCTGAGATAATCAATGAGTCATACATGATATATTGTATGGCCTACGGGGTCCGTTCTCAAACCTCAAATCTCTTCAACATGAATTCGGGCAATCGGTGGGCAAAAGTAGACATAAATTCGATTGACCCTTTGTGGGTGAACACAATCTCATGTCGTCCTCTCGTCAGCTTGAAATCACACTCACAATCCAAAGAGTTGAAATATTCAGCAATCAACTTGGTTCCGTCTTCTCCGAATTTGTGCGTGCGAAGATATGCTTTGCGTTTACTCTTCTTGCCAGAATCCACAAACCAAACCATCCAAGCCACATCATTCAACTTCTCTAGCAATTCTCGGTCGATGAATTTCTTCCCATCTCTGTAGAATTCGTCGTAATATGAATTAAACAACGGATAGGCAATGGAATAACAACGATAGGTGTTCTTGTCTTTTTTTATCGTATTATTGTCCATTTTGAAATAATCTTTGAGTTCGTTAATCTTATATTCTAGCCAAAGTCGATCATTATCTCGCATGGCCAGATAACAATTCTTGCCTTGTGAGGGTTTCACAATCGAGGAACCACCCAAAATTGTGCCGTATAAAACTTGTGCCTGATTGTGCTTTAGCTGCGGACTGTACTCGTATGTCATATATTAACCCTTTCGCAAAAATGTATCCAAACATATATAGGGAGGAACGCAAAATATTTTCTTCAAGGATAGCTATATGTGAACTTTCAAAAGTTACTCAAATAAGGAGATAAAAATATGGGAGCATCTAGCGTAACAGGTATTAGCGGTCCCGGCAGCGTTGCTGGAAATCAAAAGGGTTCTGAACACATGAGCCTCGGAGTTCACAAGCTCATCGGCCCAAGAGTAGTTGCAGCAGGTTCTGAAACACTCGTTGGCACGACTGGCGTTGTTGAAATTCCTACTCTTCCCGGCGTTGTAGGCGACTACTGCATTCAATTAACTGGTGTTAGCACAACTGTGCCATACGTTTCTGTCGCATTGGCAGCGGTAGCAAGCACCGATACATGGAACTTCACAATCACTGGTGGCAGCGGCGAAGTTGTTCACTGGACGGTTGTAAAGAAGGGGCTATAAAAAACTAAAGGCACCCCTTACGGAGTGCCCTTAGAACTCATCCTAAATTAGCCTTTCTAATTAAGCGAAGCGGGCCTGATGTGCGTTGCATCAGGCTCGCTTTGTTTATTTATACACCAAATTACACTTTTATTAGTTGTCTTCTGGTGGTTGCTTGAATTTGATATTTTTGTTAGACCATTCAATGGTCATGTACAAACCTCTGGAAAGTAGGCCGACAAGTTGAGTGGGATTGCCACTTCCTTCGATAGAGATATTTTCTTTCTCGTTATCTTCCATCCACACCATAGCAAAACACAGATTTTGACGACTTTTTAATTCTGTGGCCATTTGTCTCATTGTAACGAGCGACAAATCAGGTAATCCAAGCTCTTGAAACTTAGCTTTTTTCAACCCATTTTCTGCTAAATTTTTGACTTTTCTTGACAACATGCCAATGTATTTTTCTTTGTCGTTATTGAAAATCAACTGATAGGCATTTCTTTCTGGATCATCTGGATGTGATAGTACCAGTATTTTGCAAGAATCAAAGTCGTTTACATCATCTACTTGGCTCGTCAAAGCGGCCAATATTTGAGGCGAATTACATTCAAAATGAATCCAAGTGTTTGGCTCAAACTCACTTCCTAAAACCTTGACTCCTTCAAGTTTGTCGAAATTTTCAATCATTAGATTAAATTCTTGTTCCATATTACCCCAAGATTCCTGCATCTCTAATTGCTGTAGAAAGTTTAATCAAATGTTTACACATGCCGGGCATTTGATTTGGATTGGCTGAACCGGGAGCCGCCACCGCTTCATATCTTCTTCTTTTTCGGCCATAGAGAGAACGATCTTCATGATCGAAATAGTTGAACCGCCAGTAAAAATCGGGGCAATTGCATCGCACCAGAATATCATTGGCATCTCTTTCTAGTCTTTCCAAGACGTAGTTACGTCCGTCACTTGCAACAAATTCAATCCATTCATCTTGTTCTCTCTGGGGGTGGTAAACTACATCCTTAAAGAGAATTATGGGGGTATAGGCATTGCCATTTTCTTCATTTAAGACATTGCCTCGAACAAAAAGTGTTCTCATCCCCAGAAAAGGTGTGAAAGCAACTTCTTGTACCTGAATCGTATCTATAGAGTGTTGTCGTTTTCGGGTATTCGGAAAAGCTGCGACTGTACTCTGATAAAGGTCGAGAAGAGAAGATTCTTTTAGATTGCGATTCATACCCATATTTATGGCTGAGACAGATTAAAAAGGTAAACATGAGCAATATTATCCAATTTCCCTCAGATGAAGGAATTCCTCCACAATATCAAATAATTCCCGTGCCAATCGGTAAAAAAAGTTTTGAAGTTCGTATGATAAAAGGTAAGGGCGGCGAAATTCGCCACGCCATTTTTATTGATGGAGAAATGCTAGATTGGTCCATTGATATGCATGACTTTTTGGATGCAATGAAAATGGGGCCACAATATCTCAACGCAATAAAAGCCGATATTGTAAAACACTTCACCGCCTCTGTATCAGACTTTCTTGGAAGGAAAGTCACGATAGAAGAACTTAATCAAGCACGCAAAGTTGGATGGATTTAAAAATGAAAAAGAAATTGAGCAAATATATTCTCACTCACGACGCATTTGAAATTGACGTATCAAAGAGCAAAGGCGTCTGGGTAGTTGATCGCAAGGGGAATGAATACTTGGATTGTGATTCACAATACGCCAGTCAAGCTCTAGGTTGGAATCATCCCAAGTTGGTTGCTCAAAAAGATCGGCTTGTACAAGCTGCACTTCACAAGGTTGCAAACTCTGATGTGTACGTCCCAGAGTATTTGGAATTTATTACATCGTTTGCGTCAATCGCCAAAGACTTCTCACACTTCTTCTTTATTGAAGGTGGTGCATTGGGCGTAGAGAATGCTTTGAAGGCAGCATTCGACTGGAAAGCAAACATACTAGGAATCGGAGAACCCTACACGAATAAATTAGATGTTATTCACTTAAAGCAAGCATTTCATGGCAGAAGTGGATACACACTATCATTGACGAACACATTGCCGGACAAGACGGATTTGTTTCCTAAGTTCAATTGGACTAGAATTATAAACCCGGCTTTGAAATTTCCGGCTGTGGAGGAAACTCGCAAACTTGAGTCTGAAAGTTTAGAGCAGGCCGAAAAAGCTCTCAAGACGAATTTAGTTGCAGCGATTATTCTGGAACCCGTACAGGGCGAAGGAGGTGATAACCATTTTAGTCCAGAATATATCCAGAGCTTGAGAATCCTTGCTGATAAATATCAGGCCATGTTGATCCTAGATGAAGTACAGTCTGGAATCGGCATGACCGGCAAAATGTGGGCCTATCAGCACTTCGGTATTGTCCCTGACATGATCTGCTTTGGCAAGAAGACTCAAGTTTGCGGTTTCTGTTCTACTGAAAGAATCGACACAGCAGAAAAGAATGTATTTAATGTACAAAGCCGTATCAATTCTACTTGGGGCGGCAACATCGTTGATATGGTTCGATTCACCATCATCAACGAAATCATCAAAGAAGAAAAGTTGGTGGATAACGCTCGAAAGGTCGGCAAATATCTTCTTGAAAAACTACAAGAGTTGCCTTTGGAAAATGTGCGTGGTAAAGGATTGATGATTGCTTTTGACCTTGAAGACCGTGAGGCACGAAACAAATTCTTGGATAAGGCCAAAAAGAAAATGACCCTTCTTCCTTGCGGAGAAAGGTCAATTCGATTGCGTCCTTCTTTAGTGATAAACAAAGAAGAAGCCAACTTGATTTACGAGTTCTTGAAAGAGATTAGTTAAACCAAATAGCCTTTTTCTTGCCCGTGCCGTAGATGGACTTTAAAAAGGCTTCATCTTCATTTAGAGTTGGTTTAGCCTCTGTATTTTCCATGCCCCAGCGTCTTAAAGTATCTTCATCTGGGTCATAATTTCTATCAGGATTTTGCGGTTGAGGTTGTTTATTGGCATCAGTTACAGGTCCGGCTCCATTATCTGTCGGAGTAACTGCTGGTTGTTGTGCTGGCAATCCCAACTTAGCCAAAACAACCTTGTAATCAATTTTCCCTGTAGCTGTTAGTTGTTGTTTGATTTCCTCGGCTATTTTGTCTTTTAGAGACGGATCAGCCTGCAATGCAGTTTGGACTTGTCGCTCATAGCTGCTCTTTCTTCCCTTCTTTTTTGGCTTTAGCAAGTCTTGAACTATAGCATCAACCATTTCTTGTGGGTCTTGGGTATTAGCACCGGCATCATTGGCTGCTTGAACAGCATTTTGAGTATCTTGTTGCGAAGTATCGCCTCCGGTTACTGGACCGTTACCTTGATCGCCAGCTTGAGCGCCCGTTACTGGACCATTTTGATTTTGTTGTCCGCCTTGTCCGTCCTGTGCCCCTTGTCCATTTTGATTTTGTTGTCCACCTTGAGCATTCTGTTGATTCCACAAGAAATCACGGAGAGCTTTATTCACCCCTTGCAATTGTTGATCCAACTGAGGGTTTTTACCCATCAAAGGCAGAATTGCCTTTAGTGTATTTTCGGCTGCTTCTCGGTCATAATCATCATCTACTTCGTTCCAGCCACCAGTAAATCCTTTGCCATTAAACATACCTTTAACACCGCCCCATAGACCGTGTGCCCATTGACGGAAATCTTCATCAAATCGAGAACTGTTCATGCCCTCATTGATGTACCAATCTACGAACAATTCGGGATCAATCTTAGCGCTTACAAGGTTATCAGCAAGATTCTTAATTCTCACTTCATAAAGTTTCTTTCGCAATACTCCACCAAACCCATGATCCGTCCAACTCGTTTGTTGTTGTGGTGGCGTCGTAGTTTGTGGTTGTGGCTGTGGTTGTGGCTGAAGCTGCGGCTGAGGCTGTGGTTGCGGCTGACGAACTGGCGGTACAGTACCGGCAGGCTGTTGTTGAGCCATCGAGTTCGGGTCTTGCAATGTTTGAATCAAATTAAACAACATCTGCTGAATATTTGCTTGTTGTAATTTAGACCCATGACGATTGGCTCTTTTAGACAAATCCTGCAACGATTGAATGGCGGCTTGCACCATTTGTTCGGGTGAACCACCTGTTTGCGGTTGCGGTGGTGGACCGTTCTGACTCTGTTGCCCGCCCTGTCCACCTTGTTGTCCGGGTTGCTGTTGCTGTGGTGGTGGGGAATTAGGTGGAATTTCATTGCCAGCATGGTCAACTGTTTTCCATTGATCCTTTTTGGATGGGTCCGGTTCACCTTCGCCCGCCCATTTAACATAATGACCAGTTTCTGTATCATAAAAGCCTGTAGGAGACATAGGGCTTCCCTGAATACCTCCTCGGCTAAATGCTTGGTCAACGCCCTGACCTAAACCTTGTCCGCCACCTTGGAGAAAACTGCTTGCTTGGTCAGCGGCCCAGCCCAAGCCTTTTTTCAAGGCTCCTAATCCCCAACGTGGCAAACTTCCAGCGGCCCAACCAAGATCATGAGCGATTTGACTTTCATTGATTTCTTCTAGTTCTAAAGTAAGCCATTCTTGGCTTTCACGAATAATATTGGGATTGCTCAGACCATTAGTTTCTTGAAGCCAAAGAACGTATTTTACCGGGTTAATACCCCGCTCGACCATCAAGCTAAAGCATTCGTGGGCAACTTTATTTGTCTTTCTTTGTTCTATGACTTCAAGAAAAGTTCTCATTTTTTCTCTCCAATTATTTGATGATCCGATAGCCACAAATTAAATAAAATAGCACTTGGCAGCTTATCCGATGCTTTATATACAAATCCTACACTGTTATTTATGGATTCATTCCACGTTTTAATATCGCTGACACGGGCGAAATAGCTCTGTTCTGTAAGTAGAGACATGCCGTTGCTACGAATAGCGTGGGTAATACCAATGACGTTATATTCATCGTCGTAAACAGGACCGCCTGAATCGCCAAAGACAGTGTGGGCATTCATTCTGCCTTTGCCTTTCATGCCTGCTGGAATGGTCGTTTTTACAGACGTGATTTTGCCTTCATCAAAACGAATGTCATCTCCAAGTCCAAAACCAAATCTGATAACTTTATCACCCAGATAAAGTTTTTTATCTATTCCCAATTTAGCCACCGGCATTTGCTTGTCACTGACGAAGAGCATCACAGCAATATCCAAATCTTTTTCTTTTTCGTATACAACCGATGTGAATTCATCAAAACCATCAATTTCTGACCAATCTTTGTATTTGCCGACCATAATCTTGATGGGCGGTTTTGCGTGTTCAATGTTATGAGAAGCAGTTAATACCACATTCACATACTTATCTTTGAAAATTTGTCCAGAAGATTTTTCTGAACGAATAATTACACCGCTACCAACAGATTTGTTTTCTTCGGGATTTGCTCGACAAACGGGGCAGTCGCAAGTTTGGAACGACAATTTGACAGTAGGGTACAAGCCCATTTCATGAAGTTTTTTATCAGGTTCCCCACTAAATAGAGTCACGGGGATTACTAGCGCAAGCAAGAAAGTACACAAGAAGTATTTCATAAATTTCCCTTGTTAGGAGGACAAAATGGATAGGAATTTCCTTTACAGCATGGTTGCTTTGTTAGCACTTGCCAATGCCACTATCTATATACAGAAGACGAATCCAAGTTTTTTCTCAAGATTTCTTCCGCATAGCGAAAAGAAGTCTGACAGTTGGATAAACGAAGACCCCGGTTGGAGAAACAATCAGGATTTTCCGAAGAGTGAAAATCCGCCGCCGAAAGTGGACCCCGTTCCACCAAAAGCTGATCCTGTTCCACCGAGAACTCAGCCAACACCACCGCCGCAACCACAAGAACCGCAGAGACGACCATTTAGGCGGAACATTGATGATAGTTGTCCCGGTTGTCGGCCCGGCTGAAGATTGTGCCAAATAATTCCATAGTTTATGGAATTCGCTTAAAACCCTTCTTACTAGAATAAATAAGGTAGCCATTCCATTCTAGTGAGAGGGGTTTTTCCATGTCAATACTTGATGAAGCCAAGAAGCAATTGGAAGTTGCTTATGAATACGCCGATATTGATCCCGAAAGTTGGGAACGTCTTCAATATCCACAAAAAACATTGTCGGTAACTATTCCTATGCGTCACGATGACGGGACGCTTCAAATGTACAAGGCATATAGATGCCAGTACGACAACACGCTCGGTCCATTCAAAGGCGGAATTCGCTATCACCCTCATGTAGATCGTGAACACTGCGAGGCATTGGCTTTGTGGATGACCTTCAAATGTGCTTGCTTGAAAATTCCATTTGGTGGAGCAAAAGGTGGAATTTGTGTTGATGCTACAAAATTATCCCACCGTGAATTAGAAAGATTAAGCAAAGCATATATCGCCGCCATGATTGACTTTATTGGCCCCGATGTAGACGTTCCAGCCCCAGACCTTTATACAGACGAACGAATCATGGGATGGATGTACAGCGAATACAAGAGAATTAAAAGCGGCCACCCTAAAGACATTATTACGGGCAAACCAGTCGCTCTTGGAGGCATCGAAGGTAGAAGTTCTGCCACAGGTTACGGTGGCTACTACTGTCTTGAGAATATCCTCCAAAACAATATGACGAAATTGAATATTCCTTCTAACAAGGAAGATATTCGAGTTGCCATTCAGGGATTTGGTAAAGTAGGATATTGGTTTGCCGAGAAATGCTTCAGAAGCGGCCTGAAGGTCGTTGCTCTGTCAAACGAGTTCGGTGCAACATATCACGAAAACGGCTTAAATGTAACAGCTTGTAGAAAACATCTGGACGAGCATGGGCACAAAGAGTGGGGCGAAGGAACTCCAATTACCAATGAAGAATTGTTGGCTTTGGACGTAGATATACTCGTTCCAGCGGCAGTGGAAAATGTGTTAACAAAAGATAATGCCGAAAAAGTAAAAGCAAAGGTAATTTTGGAGTTGGCAAACGGGCCAACCACGAACGATGCCGATGCAATTTTGAACGAAAAAGGAATAGTTGTAATTCCAGATATTTTAGCTAATGCAGGAGGCGTGGTTGTTTCTTATTTTGAGTGGTTACAAAACAGAACCGCAATGATAAGAAGCCTACAACAAGTGGATTCGGACCTAAAAGAAATGATGAATTACGCAACCAATCGGGTTATGAGTTTACACCTAAGACACGGAATTTCGCCCAGAACGGCTGCTTATGTGTTGGCTCTAAAACGAATCAATGATGCAAATATCTGTCTGGGCAGCAAAGGATACTTCCAAAGATGAAAACATTTATCGAATTTTGTGGTGAAACCAAAAAAGAATTGCCTGTGTACGAAGAAATTACAGAGGCGGCGCTCCGTCGTGCGGGTATAGCTCATTGGGCTTATCCTGATGGATATATCCGTAGCCACTATCCGGCTGGATATTTCATGCCGACAGCCGCCGACGCCCTACAGAAAATGGGGCCAAAGAAGGATGACGGCAAGGTAGATCATGGCAAAATGACCTACAAACACCATGAAAAAATGCCGTAATCAAGGCTTAATATTTGGTAAAACAACAGAAATCAATTTATTCCCCGCAGGGTTGTAGATCACTATACAAACCTCTCTATTGTGCGGGTTGAAACTCATTACGTCCCATTGGGACTCATCTAAGTTCGTCAAGAAATTGTACTCAGGCGATTGAGGAGTCAACATCGCCGTAACTGTAGATTTGCCAATACGTTGCAGATTAACACACGCTGTTCTCGAAATAATTCTGGTCAATTTCTCACTCTCCTAATTATAATGGATATATACTCAAGGGAGCCACTAAATATGGTACAAGACTGTTATTTCTGGATAGATCAATCTATTCCCGAAGACGAGCAAAAAATGAATGTGTTGTGTGTTGAATGTCACGATGTAAAATACCCCCAATTAGGTTGGTTTTGGGAAGGGTCTAAAAAGGGTTATGGCCCTTTTGACTTTATTTGCGAAGTTTGTGGCAAAGTCGTACATGCAGCGCCAAGCAATGCAAAGGAAAGTACAAATGAAGACGATCAGACCGGCAATTAAGTGTCACGGTGGAAAGTATTACTTAGCGAAATGGATTATAGACAATTTCCCAGAAGGATTTGAGGATATGACATACGTTGAGCCATATTGTGGCGGTGCCAACGTATTCTTTAACAAACCAAAATCAAAGATCGAAGTTATCAACGACATAGACACTGGAATCGTCCAGATTTACCGTGCATTGCGTGACGAGCCTTCAGAATTTATGCGTCGTCTAAAAATTTGCAAATATTGCGAAGAAACCTTCCAAAGAGCTTTGAAAAAGAACCAAATTGAAGATTATCTCGAACACGCAGTCAACGAATTTATTCTTCGTAGAATGAGTCGTGGCGGGCTTCGCAAGGCTTTTGCTTGGTCAGATCGTCAAAGAGGCGGAAAGCCGGGTGATATAAACGCTTGGGAAACGTCATTGAAGAGCTTGCCATTTTTGAGCGAGAAACTTCAAGAAGTTTTCATTTTCAACAAACCGGCTTTGGAAGTCATCAAATCTTTTAGCTCGAAGAATACTTTTTTGTATCTGGACCCGCCGTATCTACAAGATACTAGAGTCAGTAAAAATGCGTATTCATTTGAAATGACCGAAGACGACCATATTGATTTGGCGAACGCACTCAAGAAATTCCCCGGAAAAGTCATGATAAGCGGGTACAGTTCTCCGTTGTACAACAGGCTATATAAAGGCTGGAAAGTTTGTAAACGTAAGGTGGCCAATCATGCCTCACAACAAAAAACGAAAGCAACGAAGACAGAAATTATTTGGAAGAATTTCGATAAATAGCTATAATGAATGAGTCTCAACAATGAAGTGTCAAGTACCCGGCTGCAAAAACAAAGCTACCAAGTTCTCGAAGAAAAACGTACTCAACTGCGGAGTTTACCTAGAGAACGCAAGCATTTGGCATTGCGGCAATCATTCCGAAGAGGATTTAGATAAAGTTTACGATTCTTTTGCAGAAGACGCCCAGATGGTCAACCCAATGTTGGATGTGCAAAAAATTCGCAAATCGGAATCTTAAAACTTTTTGTTGAGATGACTTTACAGCGGCGAAAGCCGTGGTAGAATGCAAATATCGCAGGAGTGGTGCGATGGGATCGTTTCCCGAAACCACAGAAGTTAGAAGAAGTTAGAAGAAGGAGGTAGGAAAATGTCCTACGAATCGAAGATCGACTCTGCGCTCACGCTGATGCGTGAACACAACGAAGCCTGCGGCGGTGAAGGTAAGCCCGGCTTTGTAAATCCCGAAGCCTTCATTTCTTGTCTCAAGGCCAGTGGCGGCACGAACGAGTCTCGTTTGGCCGACCTTTCTCACGAAGATATTTTGGCCTGCATTCCGGGCGAAGTCCAAAACGGGGTAACGATTAAGCCTCGTGTTTTGGCCAAGCAAATCGCTCAAGTCTTCCGAAACAACAAGCCTGACGCCGAAGAAAAGCGTCCCGTCTCGACTAAAAAGGTCGAAAAGATGACGGTCAGGGAACTTGTTGAGAATTTCGATCCCGAAGACTATTCCAGTGCTGTCGGCAAACGCTTGGCAGAAATTGCCAAGAACGAACCGTTCATTGTCTACGATAACGGTCGTGCTGTCAACGTCGAAGCCACCTTGAAATTGCTTTTGGAAATCAAGAGTGGATACAAGGGCCGTGAAGACGTTGATGTAGGTGGCACCACCAAACGAGTATATCGTCTTGGTGAATTGCCCGAAAACTACGCCGACGAAAATCCGCTTTACCGGGACCGCCCGCTCCGTCCTGATGGTACTTGTGACCAGACTGGTCGTAGCTGGGAAGGTGTTCCTCTCGCTATTCGTCAACTCGTCCGTGTTGCAATGGACGAAGGCGAATTGCAAGTGAATATCGAGACTGCCCACAATATTCTCGATATGGTAATGGAAGCGGACGCACTGAGCAAACTCCGCAAGCGTTATCGCAAGGCATCTATCCAATTCGATGAATTGGAAAAGACCGGCGATTTGCCCAAACTCAAAATCGAGTTGGGTGGCGGTAGCGGGGGAAAGCCCGGTCCTTTCCACGATGGTAAGCGGGTCATGTGGGCAATGGGTCCGCAAAATTCCTATCGTAGAGTCTAAGCTGAAATTGTAGTCCAATATGGCCCCCGGCTATAATGGCCGGGGGCTTTTACCGCTTCACGGCGAGAAAGCCCCTACTTGCGTAAGCAAGTTTGCCTGTCGTAGATCGTGAGCGAAGCGAACGAGCAAGGCAGGCAAACCTCTTTAGGGTAGTGGGATGAATCGCCGTCTTAGGACTAATTTAAGGCAAAATAGGACTGCCGCTAATCTAAACTGGTTCAAGCTGGACAAATATCGCACGATTAGAAATTGCCCAAAAGATGCCTGACACTTTTTTCAAATACACCAAATAAATTTACTATGGTAACACTATATAATAGTGATGAATAGATTCACTCGAAGAAAACTTACTCAACAAAAAAGACAATCCCAATGCTGTAAAGTAGTGGAAGCCAAGATTGACCGCTCTCATTTGAGCAAATCTGCTCGGAAGCGTTTAGATGATTTGTTCAAGGAAGCCAAGTGGTTCTACAACTATTGTCTTGCTCACGAAAATATCAATGATGCCGACACGACTGTCAAGCAAGTTCCAGTCAAAGTAGGTGAAGAATACGAAACACGAAAGTTGAGTGTCCTGACTTCTCAAATGAAGCAAGGTATCAAAACAAGATTGTTTGGTTCGTTGATGAGTTTGAGTGCGTTGAAAGAAAAAGAACATAAGGTTGGAAAACTAAAGTTCAAAGGACAAATCAACTCCATCCCACTCAAGCAGTTCAACAATTCCTACTATATCCGTAATGGAAAAGTGAGACTTCAAGGTATGAAGCAATGGATGCGAGTGAGAGGACTGGAACAAATTGAAGGTGAGATTGCTTGTGCGACATTGATACGGAAGGCAGGCGATTACTACATTCATATCACGACCTACACCTCGCCAGAAGTCAAAGACATTCCTGACTCAGTGATTGGTATTGATTTTGGTTGTGAGACACAACTGACTTTCAGTAATGGTGTGAAGGTTAAGTTTCAAGTCCAACCGAGCAAGCGATTGCGACGATTGGACAGAAAGATAATGCGACGAGGGAAAAAGTCAAAATCCAACAATAAATGCAAAGACCAACTTAAACGACAAAAGGAATATGCAAAACTAACCAATCGCAGGACTGATATAAGACAAAAACTGGTTAATGCGATTACGAGTAATTATCGGTATGTCTGTTTTCAAGACGAGAGTATTCACGCTTGGCATAGTGGCAATCATGGGAAGAAGGTTCAATTTTCAGGTATTGGAGCAATCCTCGCTGACTTGAAGAACAAGGCAGCAACTCCACTTGAAGTGAACAAGTTTTTCCCATCAACAAAGCTATGTCCTAGTTGTGGAAAGAAAAATGCGATTACGCTGGAAAACAGATTGTATCAATGCGAATGCGGATATGAATTGGATCGGGATACCAAATCAGCCATTTGCATTCGTGATGAAGCAATGAAACAACTACCTATGGAACATAGGAAAGTTACGCTTGGGGAGATTTCGACCTCTACTTTTTTGAGTGTTTTGAATAAAATCAACGGCATTCAAGTAAGCAAGTTGGAGTCGTTGAGCCAAGAAGCCCCGCCGTCTTTAGCGGCGGGGTAGTTCACCTCCATTCAAGAGAAAAGGAACCATAACAATGGCCAAAAAGAAAAATAAAGAACGAACCTATGTTGCGATTATTCTGGATAAGTCCGGCTCGATGGCCGGAACCAAAAAGCAAACCATTTCTGGATTCAACGAACAAATCCAGCAAATGAAACAAAATGCGAAAGATCAAGAAATCTTTTGCTCGCTTGTGACCTTCGACGGCGAAGTTTATGAGCATCTTTGGAATGTGAACGCCAACGATCTTGTGGAAGCGTCCGACAAGGACTATGTTCCGAGCGGTGCTACAGCCATGAGAGACGCTATGGGTTATACAATCCAGAAGTTGCTCAGCACCACCAACCACGAAGACGAAAATAACGCTTATCTGGTTATCACCATTTCTGATGGCGATACAAACCAAGATAAGCATTACAACTCGTCTGCCCTCAAAGAACTTGTTGAGGGATGCCGTGGAACCGGACGCTGGACGTTTACTTACATGGGATGCACCGAAGAGTACGTCCAAAAGATTGCTCGTGAAACGGCAATTCCGCTGTCCAACGTGGCGGCTTGGTCCAACGCTGACAGCAGATCGGCCACGGCTGGTATGGCGAATCAGCGTAAACGTGCTGCAAAGTATTTTGCTGCTCGTGCCGGTGGTCAGAAGGCTTGTGCCAACTACATGAGCGACGAACTCGGCAAGGTCGCTGACTTTACCGAAGATCAGGAAGTAACCGAGGCTCCATTGGTTGCCGAAGCGGTTGCAGCCGGGCCGACGAATTGGGGTGATTTGCTCAGCAAACAGCCGCAATACTCGAACGTCGTTCTCAGTGCCGGGGAAGGCGTCTTCTCCAACAAAGTCGGCGTTCAATGGGAATATCGGGAACCCACCGATTCCCCGGACAATTCCGCAATGGGATTTGCCGCTTCAAATTTCGGTCCTGCTGTAGTAAATACAGTAAGCCGAAGGGGAAAAAGATAAGCGTTTGCTGCTAATAAGCAGCTTGCTTTAGGGCAAAGAAAGGCCACAGGAATATTCCTGTGGCCTTTTTTGTTGGTATTATCTAAATAACTACACCGGAGGTTATTATGCCAGCTAAAAGCAAGTCGCAACAGAGGTTATTTGGTATGGTTCATGCCGCCCAAAAGGGCAAATTGAAAGATGCCAGTCCCGAAGTTAAGAAAATTGCAAAGGGTATCAGTAAGAAAGACGCCGAAGACTTTGCGTCCACGAAACATGACGGCCTTCCAGAAAGAAAAAAGAAGGAAAAACAGTCATTTGAAGAGTGGTTAAAAATTAGGGAAAGAGGCGTCTGAAAGACTAAATAAACTATGTTCCATTTTTCATTTAAAGAATGGCTGAGTAAAACTTCACCAGAAGGTGCAGGCGAGATTTGGGATAACCGTTCCAATGCCGACTTGGATTTCGGACGCACAGGTGCTAGGAGCAAATATGTTGCGTCTGACAAAAAGGCGGATCAAGTGGAATTTGATCCTGAAAAGCTATTTCTAGGACGAAAAAAGAAAAGTGGAACCTGTTTAAAAAATGAAAAAGAGTAATCGCATGATTTCATTCCAGAAACTTTGGGAAAATATGGAAGCCGCTAAAGGCAACGCCAGCGAAAGCAAGGCTAGTTCTGCCATACGGACAGGAATTGGCGTGCGTGAAGATTTCTGGGATGATTTTCTTGCGGTAATTAACAACTCAAGTGGCCTCTCTGAATTGCTTGATGTACCAGTGACCAAAATTGCCTCATGGCACCAAAAAGTCAAAAAAGAATTGAACAAAGTC